GTACATTCCATAATAAATTTAGAAAAGTTTATGAGGAAGTACCTAATATAGTAGAAACTCCAAGTGATTTTGAGATAATGGAGGCAAAGTTTGAAAAGGTTGAGGAATTTCACGATAAACTACCATTCTACGAGAACAACCTACTTAAATACTATTTAAAATATAATTGCAAGGCTAAAAAGTTAAGCAACGATACTGGCATACCGGTACGAAGTATTTATGAAACTATCTCTAAAATCAAAAGAAAAGCCAAAATGAGCGACTTATTTAACGAGAAAATCAAATTCACTATTGAATGCGAAATAGACGTTCCTAAAGAATGGGATATTGACCAAATACTTGATGAGCTGGATAAGGTATTCAAAAAAGTACAAGAAAATAAAGAAAACAAATTTACTCCTATATGCTACAAAATATCATAGCAACTTTGATTGTAATGGTAGTATGGTTTGAAATCTACCAAGTACCAAGCTGGAATAAGTATTTAAAAAAGAAGCCATTTGGTTGCGAGTATTGTCTGCCGGTATATGCTTATTTAATAATTTCACTTTTGCCTATTTATATTAAAGAGATTATAATAGGTGCATTCCTTTCAGTAATCTTATTTCAATTAATCATAAAATTTATAAGAAAATGACACAAGAAGAATTAGATTTTTTATTTGTTACCCAATTAGACAACTCAATCAGCATTCAGTATGAAGTATTGAGAAACCTAACTCAACCAGTATTTGAGCAGTATAAAGCAATTCATAACAAGTATATCTATGAAAGCAATGATAGAAACAACTGTGGAAGCTGCGTTTTTGAACTTGTAAACCGAGTATATAAATATGCCAATAAATATAAAGAAAGCCTTAAAGTCGCTCAACAACCGAGTGAAGCACCTAATCAAGACAGTGCGAATGGTAAGAAATCTAAAAAGAAAGTAGATACCAATATATAAAATGACCAAAACAGAAGGCAAACTATTCAAATGATAAAATTATCAAGTTTAAAGCTCAATCCAGAAAACCCAAGAGTAGTAAGAAACGAGAATTTTAAGAAATTGGTAGAAAGCATAAGGACATTCCCTAAAATGCTTGAATTAAGACCTATAATTGTAGATGAGAATAACATAATAGTAGGTGGCAATCAAAGATATAGAGCTTTACTTGACTTAAATTACAAAGAAATAGAAGATACTTGGGTAAAGAAAGCTACTGATTTTAATGCTAAAGAGTTAAAAGAGTTCTTAATTAGAGATAATATTAATGCTGGAGAATGGGATTATGAGCAGTTAGCGAATGAATGGGACGCTATAGAACTTCAAAATTGGGGACTTGATGTTCCTATTTGGAATGAAGATAAGGAAGAAGATAATACAAAAGGAACTGGAACTATCTGTCCATCATGTGGAGTAGAATTTTAATATGCAGAAATACGCAAAGAACTATCTTGAATACTTTGGTTATACAGTAGCTGATTTTATTCCATGTGAATGTTGTGGTGCAAAAAGCCAGGACTTCCATCATGTAATCCCAAGAAGCAAATTCGGTAAAAACAATAAAGAAGAACAAGATAGAGTTGAGAATGTAATGGCACTTTGTAGATTATGCCATGTTAGGTACGGACAAAACAAGAGATATAACGATTTTTTACAAGAATTACACAATAAAACAATAGAATATCATAAATAACTATGGAACAATCACCAGTAGAATTCTTACAATCATTTATGGAGCAAAATAGATACTTCATAGGTAATGATTTACTAATAGCATTCATAAAAGCTCAACAAATACATGAGCATCAAGTTAAAACTGCCTACATTGAGAGTAATAGCTACCAATCTGCAGAGCAATACTTTAACGAAAAGTTTAATAGATAATAGTGAAATAACAGAGAAAAATGGCGAACGAACAAAACTTAAAACCATTTAAAAAAGGAGAGGTTGCTAATCCTAATGGCAGACCAAGAAAGTTTGTATCTTTACTCAAGCAGCAAGGTTACAAAATGAGCGAGGTAAACGATGCTATCCAGGTACTTATGTCTATGACTCTTGAAGAGTTGGCAGATACCTTTAAAAATCCAAATGCAACGATATTAGAAAAGACAGTAGCAAATGCTTTAAAGAAATCGCTTGAGAAAGGCAGCTTGTATTCTTTAGATACTTTAATGAGTAGGGTATATGGGAAACCAAAAGAAACTGTAAGCCAAGAGGTAACTATTAATACTGTGAATGTTAAGGTTGTAGAAAGTGCAGTACCTTTAGCAAGTAGCGAGAACGAAATTAAATAATATATGGACACGAAACAACGAGTTATTAAAGATGATATAGACAAAGTTAATACCTATCTAAATGAGGGTTGGTATATTGTCAGCATACATACAACAAACACTACAACCATATTCTTACTTGAAAAGGATTTGACCTTAAAATAATGTTCACAACCGGAGTACTTTACAAAGCTAATTTAGATGCCAAAGAGGATATTGTAGTTAATCAAGGGGGTACTTCCTCTGGTAAAACCTATTCTATTCTCCAAGTGCTATTTACTTTTGCAGTAAGTCAGCCTAATTTGGTTATAACTGTAGCCGGTCAAGATATACCCAACTTAAAAGCCGGAGCTTTAAGAGATGCTATTACCATTTGGAGCTCAAGCGAGGAGTTAAAACAATTAGTCAAGGAATATAACAAGTCGGATAGAATATTTACCTTTCAATCTGGAAGCATAATTGAGTTTAAAAGCTATGATGATGCCCAAGATGCCAAGAATGGTAAAAGGGACTACTTATTTATCAATGAGGCAAATGGGGTGCGTTATGATGTGTTTAACGAGCTTTATATGCGTACTAAAGTCAAAACCTATATTGACTACAATCCAAATGAGGCTTTTTGGGTGCATGAAAAGTTATTAGGACAACCAAATGTTAAATTAATTATATCCGATTATAGACACAATCCATTTATAGACAAGAAGTTAGTTGAAAAAATTGAAAATCTTAAAGAGGTTGATCTTGAGTTATGGAAAGTATATGCACGAGGAATGACCGGAAAGATTGAGGGTTTAGTATTTAGAAACTATACAAGGTGCAGCGAAATACCAATTGATGCAGCTTTAGTCGGTTATGGGTTGGACTTTGGGTTTACAAACGATCCAAGTGCGTGTGTTGGGGTTTGGAGGTATAATGGAGAGCTTTATATTAAGGAGTTTGTTTATGAAAGGCAATTGACAAATCCAATGTTAGCAGACAAGCTAAAAGAGCAAGGTATTACTTCCGTAATAGCAGATAGCTCCGAGCCTAAATCAATTCAAGAGTTATTTAACTGTGGTATCAATGCAAGTGGGGTAAAGAAAGGAGCTGACTCGGTAAGAGCTGGTTTAAACTTACTCAAAGGCTATAAAATGAATATCACAAACGATAGTACTAATCTATTAAGAGAGTTAGCAAGTTATAAGTGGAAGCAAAAGAATGGCGAAATGCTGAATGAAGTTATAGGAATGAATGACCACGCAATTGATGCTTTAAGATATGTGGCACTTACTTACCTACAAGGTGGGTTTGGGCAATACTCCTTTTCGTAAGGTACTTTCTATTTTTTACCTATTTAAAATAAACTACAATGACTTGGAATGATGTAACTGTTTACCAATTTCAACAACTGGAGCAGTTAAAAACAGATGACAACTTTGAGGCTATCGTTAAGGTAGTAGCAATTCTATACAACTTGACTGAAAAACAAGTAGATGCTATGCCTATGAATGAATTTAACAAGAAGTGCAAGGAGATTGAATTTATATATAAAGAGCAACTACCGAGCAAAACTTGTAAGTATATCAAAGCAAATGGCAATGTTTATCGTTTTATTCCAGATATAAGAGAGATAAGAGTGGGTGGGACTGGTAGATATATAACAACTAAATACTTCCAAAGGGACGTAGTACAGAACTTGCATAGGATTGCAGCTTCAATGGTAATGCCCCAAAAGAAAAGCTGGTTTGGGTATAGGGATTTAAAATACCAAGACCAAGACCACGATATCTATGCAGAAGATTTATTGAGTGCATCAATCGTAGAGGTTTACGGAATGGTGGTTTTTTTTTGCAAAGTATATCTAAACTGGATGGACAATTCAAAGGACTATTTGGAGACACTATTGAAAGCAGCGAAGATGAGCCAATCCGAGTCCGAGAAAGTGGTAAACGATTTATGGACACTTATGGCTGGATCTATCAAGCAGCAATTGTTGCCGAACAC